AGGATTAAGCAGACCTTGTAGCAGTGCTTGTGAAAATTTAGCCATTACTTAATTCTCCTTAATCAAATATTCCTAGTACAGATGTCAGTAAGTTAGTAGCACCGCCATCCTTTTGAGCAACTGGGGTAAACGCACCGCTTAGTAAGCCAGAACCCAGACTACCCAGTAAGTTAGCTTGTGCTTGCTCTGCTATCAACTGAGCCTCAGTACCACTCATCATAGTCTCACCGTACTGTCCAGCACCGTACAACTGTGCCTGTTGTTGCATCTGTGGGAACAAGGATGAAGCCTGTAAAGCATTCAAAAGCTGTGACTGAGGAACATAACTAGCACCTAAGTACTGCTGACCCAGTGCAGCCTGTTGCTGTTGCTCTGCTTGTGCTTGTTGCATAGCACCTAGCATAGCCATGTTCTGTGATTCAGACTGTGCTTTAGCCATTGCAAGTTGTTCTGGTGTACCACCGTACTGTGCTGTCTGTACCCCACCACGTCCTTGAGCAAACAAGCGTTCTTCTAAGGCCATACGTTGACGCTCTTCTTCAGGGCGCTGTCCTGCTCTCATACGGCTATAGATGTCCATCTCTCTTTGAGCAGTAGGTTGCATAGCTTGACCATAGAAGCCTTGAGCGCCACCAAACAAGCTTCTCTGTAACGCTTGCTCTTGAGGAGAAACAGACATAGAAACATCAGTGCCTCCGTCTGAACCAGCCCTAGCGCCAAACCCACTACCAGTTGCTGATGTCACAGTAAAGGGTTGAAACTGAGTCATACCCTTTAGTTCTGTAGCCAGAGTAGTAGCGTCTCGTTTAGCTTGTTCTCCAAGACCTCCTAAACGATTGTAAGCCCCAGCAGAAAGAAGTCCACCACCGGCTATCATTCCTCCAAGCCCTAAAGCAGATAAAAGTTTCTCGTCCATTAGTAAGACCCTCCATCTATAGTGCCAGTGAAGGCTCCAGTAAGTGAGATAGCTGCCGCAGTTACAGTACCACTAGCAGTTAGATTACCAGCTTCAACAGTACCGCTAAATATAGGACTAGCTAAGTTAGATTTACTGTTAACAGCAGTTTGAATGTTATTAAACTCTGTATCAAACTCACTACCACGAACAACTTTAGCAGCATTGCCTGTCGGTAAAGTATCCTTAGCAGTAAAGTTAGTTGTTTTAGTATAGTTACTCATACAATTTTACCTATCAGGGCTTGTGTGTTAATTTCTTGAAGGGACAAAGGAAAGCCGTTTATGTCAGCCTCAATACCTATTGTTACTGTTGAACCGCTTCCTGTCGTATTAGCTTTTAATCTAGATGTTAATGTACCACCTGTGTACTCTGCTGCTGTGCTGTATTCAGACACACCAAAGTAAGCAGTGTTAGAACTGGTGCTTCCTATTGTAATAACCTGACTTGAAAATTCTTCACTAAAGTCGTAAGCCCATTTTAAAACAACAGCAGCATCGGCACCCCCAACAATAGTAGGTATCATTTTCTTTAGCATCTTTGTTTTAGAAGAGTCACCATAAGTCAATGAAGGACTATAGTATCTAAAGCGATACGCAACGTCATCATCGTCGTACCCAGTGTACGTAGCTACGCCTGCTGTAGTCCCTACATATAACGTACCATCTAACGATCTGTCGAAAGCCCTGAACAAACTAGAGGGCCAACGAGTAACCCTGTATGCTCCGTTTTCTAGTCTTCCTTTGAGATCAAAGCAGTACGTTACATCTTGAGACAAGAAAGAAACAAGATAAAAAGAGTTCTCAGGACTATAGATAGAAGCTACTGGTAATGTTTCTTGTGTAAGAATCTCAATAAGTTCAGTCTTAATAGTGCCACTAAGGTCTGAGATAGGCAGAGACTTCTCTTGTATTACTCGACCTACACTACGCAAACCAGAGTAGGACATAAATAAAACATCAGTCCCTATGTGTTGAAGAGAGTCTCTATCGTAACAGCCAACTCCTGCAATGGTATCTGCTAGTGCCATGTTTGCAGGACTAGAAGCGCCTGTGTACACAAGGATACTATGCTTACCAAAAATAATTAAAGCATTGTTATGGGCCGCTAGTGCTACAATTTCGTCACTACCTTCAGGCCACGCTTTAGAAACATCAATTGAGCCAGAACTTCCCCCAGTAAAACTATTGCCTATTAACAAGTCTGACCAGTAAATAGTCTGGTTGTCGCTATCACTGCCAGCTACCCAGAGTCTGCCGTATGCAGCTAGAACTTCGTTACACTTGAGCGTAGCAGAAGTAGTATTAGAATTAACAGTACTAAAGGTACGTAGCTTAGGTGAACTAGCATTGTCGTATACTAGCGGATCGTAGCCTCGTTGAAAGAAGTAAGCTTTGTCATTAAAGTTTACAATCTTCCAGTTGTTCTTTGTAATAGTATAACTACCGGGGCTAATATCAGTAAGAGTATTTGTTCCTGAGAATATCTTATTGTTACCTGCGCTCAGAACAGCAGTAGCACCACCGACACCATCAACAAAGTAGTAATGTACTTTAGCTAAGTATTCGTTGTTCAAGTCTGTGCCTGTGCCACCGTTAGCTGTAATTGTGTTAATACCTTGACGCGCAGCAATACGACCACGCTTGTCAATAACAGCGTTATCAGCAATATCTGCAAAAGCAGGATCTTGTTGGAGAGGAGAGTCCTCTGTGTTGATCCCTTTAAAAGCAGGAGCAACCAAGTTTATACTTTGTAGTGGTTGTGCCATAAGTAATCCTTAAGGGGTATACCAAATAACTTCTTCTGGGTGCTTTTGTGCATCTAACGCAACGGCATCTGACAAATACTTATCTGCTATAGCAAAGTACTCAGGTGCTGACGTGCCTCCTGTCTCACCACGCTCACGCGCTAGTAAGGCTATAGCCATATGCAAGACAGGCTGACTAGGAATATAAAGTCTATCTGCGTCGTTGACTAGCTCTGCGTTACGCATGACAGCGTTAAACCTTAAAGTATATACACCATCAGGTTTAGGATAAACATCAACTTGAGTATCACCATTAACATCCACTCCGTTAAACACATAGTACTCTGGAGAACCAGAAGCAGGAGTTTCCATCATATACTTTTCGTCAAACCAGATAGGTGTTTGGTATCTTAAGTTCCAATTGCTTGTGTCGTTGTAAGCATGTAGAAGTTTAATCTTATTCTGTGATCCAGTTAACACATAACTAAATATGTTTTCTTGAGTAGTTGCCGTAAGTGTAGTTCTAAGACCAGACCAATCCCACGCAGACTCTACAAAGGTTTTAGCATCGTTAACAAAGTCTCCTACCATCTTACTGTAAGTAGTACTTTGAACAGTAGTTACTTCATCTTCTCTAAGACGCCTTAGTGCGTTGTTTACTAGTTCTAAGTAAGTCATATTAGATCCTTAAACAAGCTTCCAAGCAAAGCTTGATTTAACATTTTCATGTATTGTGGTTTTTCTCTACTTGTTAAAAAGCCTAGTTCTCTTAGTGGCGCTGCTGCAAAACGATTACCGCTTAAAGCACCTGATGGTGTTGTTCTTGCTACTTGATCTACAATAGGAGATGTAGGTGTTGCTGGAGCAGTGCTAGACACCTGAGTAGGCTCTTGACTAACTTGTTCTTGTTGATTCTTTAAGTCATTGTAGTATTGAAAACTACCTTCATAAGGGGTTTCAATAGGTGTACCTGTACTAGGATCTCCGTACAACGCAGCTATAATAGGATGAATTGGTGCTGATACTGGTTCTGGTATGTTGTTGTAATAACCAAAACTACTAGTATAAGGAACTTCAACAGGTGTACCTTTGCTAGGATCTCCGTAAAGTTTTGCAATAATGTCATTCATGAAAACATTCCTTTATTTCTTCTTTCAAATGATCTAGCAATAAGGTTATCTAGCTCTTCTACGTAATCTTTCTTAGGCTCTTGTTGTATTCCTACAAGAGGAGTATCTTCATAACCTATACCGTAAACAGGCATAGGGTTAAACATCCCTTTACTTGGCATTGCTGTTGCTGGTGCGGAAGTGCCTGTTCCTTCTCCTGTACCCTCTCCAGTTCCTTCTCCAGTGCCTTCTCCAGTACCTTCTCCAGTGCCAGTACCTGTACCCGTTGCCCCTGTACCGCTTGTTCCTGTGCCAGTAGTAGTAGTTCCTGTAGTAGTAGTTCCAGTACCAGTAGTAGTAGTACCAGTAGTTCCTGTACCAGTAGTTCCAGTAGTAGTAGTCCCTGTACCAGTAGTAGTAGTTTCTGTTGTTGGTGTAGTAGTTTTAGGAGGAACTGGTGTAGTGTCTGTTGGATAAGGATTATAAATAGAACCAAGAACTCCGTAAAAGTCTCCAAAGGTTGAACCACTAGTTGTACTAGGAGTAGAAGTACGCGTAATAATTACCTCACCATGCTCACCATACGAACCGGGTCCCGCGCCCTCGTACCAATTACCACTTCCGTCGTTGACGTTACCAATGGGGTCCTTTTTATATTCTCCACCCCATGTCCCATCTTCGTTCCAACCACCTGTATCTCGCTTAATAATATAAACGTCACCGTTTTCGTCAATCTCATAGTACTGAGGTGACTGACCCGTCGTAGCTGTAGTTGGTGCAGTTGTAGTTGATGCAGTAGTAGGAGCAGAACTTCCACCACCGCCTTGAGTTGTATTAATAGGAGGAAACGTAGGGCCGGTAATGTTAGGCTCAACAGTGTAGTCAGGAACTTCCCCTGTTCCGGTGTTAGTAACTACTGGACTAGAACTACCTGTATTCACTACAATACCTACCGTACCTCCAGAGTTTGTCTGGTAGCTTTCAGGATTCGTTAAGATTTTAACAACTTCATTAACTGCTTGTTTTGCTGTGTCACTAGCACTAATCATCTCGCTACCGCCGGGTAAAAAACTAGCTCCTGCCAAGCTCATAGCGGTGGTTAAGTCTACCTTGCCGTCCTTAGCAATTTGTACCGCGCTAGTAATAACCGTATTAGCTATTGAAGGCGATACCCCAAGGGCTGGACCCAAGAAGTTAGCCAAGGCAGAACCTGCACCGGCTGTCATTGCCGCGACTGCTAGGTTCATAATTAAAGCACCAGCATCAAAACTATCGTCTACTTTAAATGTCTTAGTAAAGTTAGAACCGTTCCACTGGAATATGTCACCATCGTTATTCTGGTAAGTGGTGTTAAACCCATACTTGTTTACTAGTGCGTTATACTCATCTGGATTATCTACGTTGTTTAACCCTTGAGCGTCTAAAGCAGAAGACTCTTGGATAAAGTTCCAATAGGTATCCCAATCAAGATTAGGGTTAGCTTTTTTAAAGTAACCCATACCTTGGTCGGCGTCCCAATACTGCTTAATTTCTTCTTCTGTTCTCCAAGCACCACGTTGAGTTACTGATCCGTCTTCATCGTCAACGGAGTAGTAAATTTCTCTAGGCTCTCCTAGCTCTAAAGGTTGAGCAAAGTAATACACAGGCGTACTAAAGTCTGGATCAGTTTTCCAACCACTAGGAGTATAATAAGCGTTAGAGTAATACATATTACCGTCTTCGCCCTGAACTACAGGACTAGGCTTGTCATCTGTAATAGCACTTAGATCAATACCACCTACATTACCTAAGTTAAAAGAACCTAAGTTTAAGTCAGGGTCTATTTCTAAACCAGTAGTGTAAAAATCTTCATCCATTACTTAGACCCCTTCAAAGCAAGCAGCTTGTCAGCGCCACGAATACCAAAGGATGCAGATACAGCCATGAATAACAAGTACTGATACCAATCAGGTAGCCTGTTGAGTTCTTCAAAGGCAAGACCAATACGGTCTAGTACTTCTAAGTCATTCATCCCTATACCCCACATAAGCGCCACTATAGGCGCACTGAGTAACAACGTAAACCATTCGTCTTTCCACGAGGTAGCACTAGCACTAGCCATTAGCTGTTCCCAAGAGGCTGTGTTTCTAATGACCTCTAGTTTAGCCTCGTGTATGGCGCTCTTCTCTTCAGCTTTGTTCTTGAGTACTTGCCCAAGCAAAGTAGTAATAGGCGATAAAAGTGCTTGCCACATATTAACCCTGCATTATCGCGTGAAGAATAAAGACACTTGAGTTACTAAAGTTAGATACATTAGCAGTAGCTTGACCAGTAGCTTCCCATATCTTAACTTTAAAGTGACCAACATTACCTCCGTACTGTGTTCCTACTTGGCCTCCTGCTGGTATTCCTGCTATGTTCTGCCAAAAAGAAGTTATCTGCTCATATCCTACGTTATCGGTCCCTGCAACAACTCCAGCAGCGGGTAAACCTTTAATAACAGCATTAGCTCCGCCGACTAATCCAGTAGTAGTGATACCTGAAAACGCTATAGTTACATAAGAAACGTAAGCAGTTCCGTTTA